ATGTTCCGTTGTGGGAAAAGATTGTAGAACGGAAAGAATCTGACATCAACAAAGAAGAAATTACTGGTCAACTTGTTGAGAATATTCTACAGTAGAATAGATTTCTCTTGACACATTTTAATATATTGTTTATCATATACACCGTATTAATCCACCAAGTTGAAATACCTGTAACGGTATGAACTCAATGCGAATACTTATACCGTCAGACTTTAAAAGGAGGAGTAATTTTGAAAGCAAAAACTATGGTAGAGCTTGAAAAAGAGCTTGTTGAATCTGATAAACTTCATGCTTCTATATATGCTGGTAACACGGAAGAACCATCTGGAGAAACAGATGTCGAGCCGGAACCAGTAATAGAAATTGAAGATAATCTGAAAACAGCAAAGACTCAAGAATCCAGTAATCAGCCGACAGATGAACACTCTGAAAAACCTGAAGATGTTCAGCCGGGCGATGAAAGTAAAAAGCCAGCCACAGAACCACAAGAAACTGTATCACCCGTTGGTGAGCCACCTGAAGAAGGTGCATGGCAACATCGGTATAATGTGTTAGTTGGGAAATATAATACTGAGGTTCCACGACTTCACGATATGGTTAAAAGCCAGACTGCTCAAATTACTGAACTGGAAAAAAATATTGAAAAAATTCAGACATCTGAAGGTACAAGAAAAACAACCGAACCAGTTGTAGAAAAACCTGTTCAAGAATTAAAACAGTCTACGCAATATATAACTGATAAAGATGAAGAAGATTTTACTAAAGAATTAGTCGATTTAGTTCTTCGTGGGGCAAGACAAGAAATAGAGCGATATATTGCTGGAGTTGAAAGTAAAGTTGATAAGAAAATTAATGATGCAATCGGCTCCATTAATACAGAACTTGGTAATATCAAATCTACTCAAGTCAGAACCGTTGAAGAGAAGTATTATGATGACCTTAATACTCTAGCACCCGATTGGCAGAAAATACGAGACTTGCCAGAATTTGAAGGATGGCTTAATCAGCAGGATGATTTCACTGGATTTTATAGAATTTCACTATTGCAGGATGCATTTAATAATCTTGATGTTAACCGTACTGCGCGTATTTATAATGCGTTTGCCGGTTCACTCAAGAAACCTGCTTCTGCACAAGTTATTCCGACCCAGACTGCTGAATTGATTACTGATGATAAAAAGATAAATTCTAAAATTGAAGATATGATTGCTCCTGCCAAATCAAAAGCTACAAAAGTTGTTGATACTGGCAAAAATAAGGAACGCCGTCATGTTAAAGAACTGTCTCAAGCTTCTGATAAAGTAAGACAGGGCAAGATGACAGTTGAGCAATTTGAAAAGTTATCACGTGAAATTGATGAAGCACAACGGGAAGGGAGGCTTGACATACATTAAAGGGGTGTAAAAATAAATGGCTCGTTACCCAAGAGCAGCTGGAATGCCAGATTATAGTGGTAATTTTATACCGGAACTCTGGGATTCCCGTATTCAGGTCCGATTCTACGCCCAGACTGTCTTTCAGGTTATTGCCAATACTATGTATGAAGGCAATATAAAGAAGTTTGGTGACGTTGTAAATATCAGGACGTATCCCGATATTACTATTGGGACTTATGCTAAGGGTCAAGACCTGGATATTCAGGTGCCAGACTCAACTCCGACAACGTTGGTTATAGACAAAGGTAAATATTTTAATTTCCTTGTCGATGACGTTGATGAAGTTCAGTCTGACATTGACCTTGTTAATGCATTTTCCGATACCGCAGCCGAACAGTTAAAAGTCAATATTGATGCCGATGTTCTCCAGAATGTTTATTCAAGTGCCTCGCCTGATAATATTGGGACAACTGCCGGTGTCACTACTGGAGCTTTCAATTTCGGTGAATCTGGTACTCCGGTTACAATCACAAAAGAAAATGTCCTTGATTATATCGTTGATGTTAATACCGTTTTGACGGAGCAGAATGTGCCGGAATCTGAACGGTGGCAAGTTTACCCGCCTATTATTACCGGACTCATTAAGAAGGGAGATTTAAAAGATTGTTCCATGACCGGTGATAAAACTTCCGTTCTTCGTAATGGTGTTATCGGTATGATTGATAATACCAAGATTCTTATGTCTAACCAACTTTACGGTGATAACACCAATGGTTTCTACTGCTTATGCGGTCATCCGATTGCGATTTCGTTTGCGTCACAGCTTTCAAAGACTCGTTCTATTGAGGCGCAGAATACTTTCGGAACCTACATCAGTGGTCTTGAAGTTTATGGTTACGATGTTACTAAAGCAGTAGCTCTTTCATATATTCTTGCTGTCAAGGGCTAACTAATAATAATTAATAACCTTAAACTAAAAGGAAGATGAACCAAAATGGCTACAACTTATAATTATATTGATAGGACTTCAGCAGATTATGCTGATTATTTCGGCGATGCTACGTATAAGCCTGCATATCTTAAGAACAGACTATACGTTGTTCAAAGAACAATCAATCTTGCAACTGCCGCAACTGACGTAGGTGCCGACCTTGTACAGAATGATGTTCTTAAGGTCATTGATGTTCCCGCTAATACATGGGTAATTGCTCTTTTTGCTCGTGTTACAACCACACAATCCACATTAACTGATGTCGATATTGGTATTGATGTCACCAGTCCAAACACGAATACAGGAGATGTTGATGGATTTATTGATGGTATGAGTTTTGCATCGGCTGCAACATCAACCAGTATTGCAAATGCTGGATTTGGTATCGGTGCAACTGGCGGTAAATATTTTATAGTTGCCGATACGATTGACATGCTTTTTATTGATTCAACATTCACTTGTACCGGCGTAGTTGAAATTACCGTTCTCATGATGGATTGTTCGTAATCAAAAAATCATAATGGGGAGACTTTAATCAGTCTCCCCTTATATTAAATCGCAACAGGAGAACTATAATGCCTAAGTATATGTTTAAAAAAGACAGTCCGCATATATTGAATTACAATCCTGCACTATTAAGCAATACTGATATTCTTGTATTACCTGATGATTTCGATGTAATTAATCATTCTAACTTAATAAAAGAATACGGACACCGCAATATATACGTTAATGATAGATTTATGACTGCTGTTAAAGATGGTGCAATAAGTACTGCTACCAGGAAACCATATAAAAGTCAGGCTGATGAGCCTGCTGGAATTAATAAGATTGAGAAGCCCACAGAACAGGTTACTGTTAAAGCTACTATGGTTGACCATTTTGAGAATGATAAACTTGGTTCTTCAATCAGTATGCCTATATCTATCAATAATGTTAAATCACTTAAAATGGATGAACTCAGGAAACTTGCAGGACGTATGGATATAAAAGTTAATAGCTATGATTCAAAACTATCATTAATACGCAAGATTGAAAAGGGGATGGGTGATAGTGACATACCTGCAACTTCGGAATAGAGTTGAGCGTACTTTAGGGGATTACAAAAATCTTGATTATACACCTACTATTATCGGTGACTATATAAATGATGGATATATAGAATTTGCTAATTTGACGCATTCTCTTGTTAAACATTATGGACTGGTTGCCTCTCTTAATACATCTCTTTATACTCTGCCTGATGACCTTATTACTATTAAACGTGCAGAATGGAACGGTATCAATATTCCGATTTATACATCTGCGAAGATGGATGCCACATACGGTGCCGACTGGCGTGCAACTGACGGCGAAACGATACTGACGGTTATACAAGATAGTGAAGGATACGGTACGCTTCGTATATATCCATATCTTGATGACCAGGATTATATAGGGAATACTGTTGCTGGTACGGATAGTAAAGTTTATTACTGTTCCGCAAATCATACATCTGCATCTGCTACTAAACCAACTACAGGAATAAACTATGCAAGTTACTGGACAGTATTAACATCTGCATGGGTAACAGCAACTGAATATGACTGCGGAGATTGGGTATTAGGAGAAACAGATAGTAAAGCATATCAATGTATCAAAAACCATAAATCTTCATCAGATGATACGCCTATAACTGGTACTTCATATGCTACTTATTGGGCGAACCGTGTTACTGCCGGTACATGGGCAACAGCAACCGAATATTATGAATGGTTAAGATTGAATCTGGATTATTCCTATATACCACGTGAGCTTTCAGCCGATGGTGATGAACCTGCAATTCCGTCTAAATATCATATGGCATTAGCTGAATATGCAATGGCACAATGCCAGGAAGAAGAACAAGGATTTAAGAAAGATATACGAAGCACATCATTCCACTATAATAAATTCATGCGGTATGTGCATATGTGCCGCAGGGAAACTTATCGTGGATTTATAAATAATAAGCAACCAATGATACGGTCTCGTAACTTTATATAAATTTAAGGTAGGTGTTCTAAATGGCTTATAGTGATGAAACGCAGTTGGTTACCGAAGTCAGGCGATTGATAAATGAGCCGGTTGCGCTAGTGCATTCTGATGCTGATATTGTGGCGTGGCTGGATAGAGGTGCGGAAGAAATAGCACGGATTACGATGTGTCTTGAAAAAGGTGTAAGTGGTATAACTGATTTAACTAAGCAGTTAAATACTGGAAGTTATATGTTTACTTATGCTTCGCTTGGTGTAGATGGGTCGGCAAGTCCTGCTGGTAGGTGTATAAAAATTGATTCTATATTATATGTTAAAGCAACATCTTCTGAAGCAACAAGCGGTTATGCTCTTATGAAAACGCATCCACGACAGATGGCACATAATACAACTGCTACATCTGGCTGTCCAACTGAGTGGTGGGATGTAGATGAAAAACTTTTTATATGGCCACCTCCTGATTCTAATGCAAGTAGTAAATATCTCCGTGTGCTTTATTATAAGCATCCAACTAACGGTTATTCAGAAGGTGCAAATCTTCCTAATTATCTTAACGAATACGTTATTTATTTTGCGGTAGCTAAAGCATTTATGGCAGAAGGTAAAACTGCTCAACATGACCAGTTTATGAGTATCTTCTACAGTATGCTTGATTTTCACCGTCAGGATAAATATAAGGAATCTCCTGATAGTAAAGATATGATTAAAATTCAAGATAATACACAAATATTACAATAATAGGTGGTGACAATAAATGGCATTAACAAAAGCAAATGCTCTTTCGGAAGTGCGTAGACAACTCGGTGAACCAACATCTGTTGTGTTTACTAATACTGATATCAATGCATGGCTTGATATAGGTGCACGAAATGTTTCGGCTGTTACTCTTTGTGCTCCATTTAGTTATGCATATACACCAGTAACTATTGCTTATAAAATAAGTATGTCATCTGATGATATTATAAAAGTTAAAGCTGTTACATATTCACCTGATACAGGACCAACTGAGACATATGCATTACAACGAATCACACCATCTCAATTTGGGCATGTTGGTGATAAAGTTGGTACATTACCATACTACTGGTTTCATTTTGATGAATATCTTTATATATGGCCTCCAGTTGCGGCGGCAGTCACCAGTCAACGTATTGTTGTATATGGTTATCAACTTGTATCTTCATACGGTACTAATGGTGATAGTCTTCCAGACTACCTTAACCCGCTCTGTATTGATTATGCAGTCGCGATGGCATACTGTAAAGATGGCAAGTATCAGAAATCAGCACGGGCATTCCAGCGTTACATGTCACAGTTAATGCGGTATCGCAGGGATATTACTGACAGTATTGAAGCAGTTGATACACTCGATATGCATAAGATTCCGGACAAAACTATATATCCGCAACAGTTACAACAGCAACAATAATAAAGTAGGTGTTATGAGTGGCAAGAGACGATACGCCTCCCCGCAAAATAGTAATAGCACCGAAAAATCCTGAAGCTGTTGTTAATACTGATATAGTTGTGTCGGCTGATGGTGTATCCGGTACTATAGAAAGAATTCCTTCGCTGATTGATATACAGCAGTCTCCGGATTCTGTGTCCCAGACGGTTAGCAGGCTACCAGATTTAGGAAACATACAGCAGTCTCCAGATTCTGTGTCTCAGACGGTTAGCAGGCTACCAGATTTAGGAAGCATCC